TCCCATGTCTCATCCGATATAGTTGGAAACCCATATCTACCATGTATACCTGTTTTTGGTGTATCTATTTCATCATGATAATCTCTAATTGAAAATATATGTGTATATGCTACACCAAATCTTTCTAATTCACCAATAATATCTTCATTATGCTCACTACTCGTAATTGAACCACCAGTGATAATGTGTACCTCACCACCATTCTTAACTATAGCTTGTGTCAAAAAAGCGAATGTATCGGGAATAGAATCAACCACACCATGTAGGTCTAATCCTAGTTTAAATTTAGCGTTAGTAGATTGTCCAAAACCTTTAACGACATCGATTTGCTCATTAAATTTTTTAATCTTCATATTAATTCATGCAATATTTTGATAATATAGTATATATTTGCTTTTGATCTACCGCTGAAAGTATTTCAAAATCAACATCGTATTCATATTCCCCTTCTTCATCTTCTACCTCAAACCAAATGTGTAATATTACCTTGTCTGTTTCTGGTATCCACTCTAAAGAATTTATCTTATAGTCACCAACTTCAATGTCAATAACGATCTCATTGACAGTTATTCCCAATATTTTAATAAGATTTGCGACTTTCTTTTTCATATAAATTATATATTAATATACGAATTCAGTTTGTTTTAAGAATATGATAAACAAACTGAAACACAATGATAGTTTCAAAAAATAATTTAAAAAATAAAAAAGCCGAGACTAGCCCGGCTTTTCATAAAATATAGTAAGTTACTATTTAACTTCCTCAGCATCGATATCAGTAGCACCATCAGCAGCAGGTTGTTCTTGCTCAGATCCAGCTTGGTACATCTTGGTAGATACTTCAGACCAAATGGCATTTAACGCTGATAATTTCTCATCAACTGATGTTACATCCTTAGAAGCGTGTGCTGTTTTTAGTTCAGCTAAAGCAGATTCTAATCTAGACTTATCATCCGTAGGTATCTTATCACCAAACTCTTTAATCTGCTTCTCTGTTTGGAAAATCATACCATCAGCTTCATTTAACTTTTGAATTCTTTCGATTTCAACTTTATCTGATTCAGCATTAGCCTCTGCCTCTTGCTTCATTCTTTCAATCTCATCTTTAGACAATTGTGAATTGCCTTCAATACGGATTTTATTCTCTTTACCAGTTGCTTTATCTTTTGCAGATACGGCAATAATACCATTAGCATCGATGTCAATCGACACTTCTACTTGTGGTACTCCACGTGGAGCTGGTGGTAAACCATCTAGGTGAAATCTACCAAGTGTTCTATTATCTTTTGCCATTGGACGAGCTCCCTGTAATAGGTGAATCTCAACTGATGGCTGATTATCCGATGCAGTTGAAAATGTCTCAGATTTTCTTGTTGGAATAGTTGTATTAGCATCAATTAGCTTTGTCATAACACCACCCATTGTTTCAATACCAAGTGATAATGGCGTAACATCGAGTAATAATACATCAGTAATATCACCAGATAAAACTGAACCCTGAATAGCGGCACCTAGTGCTACTACTTCATCTGGATTAACACCTTTATTAGGCTTCTTACCAAAGAATTTCTCTACTGCTTCTTGAATAGCTGGGATTCGAGTAGAACCACCAACTAAAATAATCTCATCGATATCAGTAGTTTTTAATCCAGCGTTTTTTAACGCTGATTTGCATGGTTCAATTGTTCTTTTAATTAAACCATCAACCAATTGCTCAAATTTAGCTTTGGTTAAAGTTAATACTAAATGTTTAGGTGTACCATCAACCGATGTAATATACGGTAAGTTAATTTCAGTTTGAGTTGTCGATGAAAGTTCTATTTTAGCCTTCTCAGCTGACTCCTTCAATCGCTGTAATGACATTGGATCTTTTGTTAAATCAATGCCATTTTCTGATTTAAATTCAGAACTCATCCAGTCGATGATAGCATTATCGAAATCGTCACCACCTAAATGTGTATCACCATCAGTTGATTTAACCTCAAATACACCATCTCCTAATTCAAGAACGGACACGTCATGAGTACCACCACCACAGTCAAATACAACAATTTTCATTTCTTTTTCTGTCTTATTAAGACCATATGCTAGCGCGGCAGCAGTAGGCTCATTAATAATACGTTCTACTTTGAGTCCGGCAATTTCACCAGCTTCGATAGTAGCTTTTCTTTCGGCATCACCAAAGTAAGCGGGAACAGTAATAACTGCCCTTTTAACTTCTTGCCCTAAATAATCTTCAGCAGTCTTCTTCATCTTTTGAAGAATCATAGCTGATAATTCTTGTGCGGTATAAGTTTTATCACCAATTCTAACAACAGGTAGTGATCCAGACTTTTCCACTTTATATGGTACTCTTTTAATTTCATCTGAAACAGAATCGAAATTACGTCCAATAAATCTCTTAATAGAGTATACTGTCTGTTCAGGATTAACAACAGATTGTCTCTTAGCTGTATCTCCTATTTTTCTATCACCATCTTTAGCGAAACCCACAACCGAAGGTGTAGTACGCTTACCTTCAGAGTTTGAAATAACAATTGGCTCTCCGCCCTCGACAACGGCAACACAGGAATTAGTGGTCCCAAGATCTATCCCGATAATGTAGTCTTTTTTGCTCATATTTTTTGTTTTTATTTTTAATTTAAGTTACAATTTATATGCCAAAGTTTTTAATGACATATTATCATTCTATTTTTATATATAAAAAAGTTTATTAAAAATTGGAATCGATTAGAGAACGACACGATTTTAATATATAAGTAAAAATTATACAAATGGTATTTATATACACATTATGTGATCCAATAACCAAAGATATTAAATATGTCGGTCAAACTACTGATATAGAAAGGCGATTTAGAGACCACATTTCAAGCTCAATAAATAAAAATTCTAAGAGTTATGATACTTATAAATCAAGGTGGATTAGAAAACTACTAAATAATGGATTACATCCTGTAATTAACATAATTGAAGAGTGTTATTCTATATTAGAATCAAATAGTAGAGAAAAATATCATATAAATCAACTAACTGATTCAGGTAGTAAGTTAACTAATTCATATATTAGTGACGTAACTGAATTTTCGACAGAAACTAAAATTAAAATGTCCTTGGCAAAAAAGGGTAAAAGCCTGGAAGAAATAGTTGGTAATGATAGGGCGATTGAGTTAAAGGAATACTATTCAAAAAGGCTAAAAGAAAATAACCCAAATAGATCTTCTGAAGAATCGGTAAGAAGCAAAATAAGCAATACATTAAAAGATTTTTATAGGGACAAAGAAAATCATTGGGCATTTGGTGTGAGTTTTACCGAAGAACATATAGATAATCTAAGAGAATCACACCTAAATAATATAAAGAATACAGGTAATAAAAAACCCAGAACAGATGAGCAAAAGGATAGAATTAGAAATAAAATAAAAGGCACTAAAGTACACAGATCAAAGATACTACAATTTGACATAAATATGATTCTAATAAAAGAATGGAATAGTATTAGAGAAATAAAATCTATTAATAGTAATTTAAACCGTCAATTAATAGCAGATTGCTGTAAGGGAAAGAGAGCAAATTATGCGGGGTTTTTCTGGAAATATAAAAACTGACATTTTGACATTTTGACATTTTTTTATTCTATATATTTTCCGTATATTTGTTCTAATGGAAAAAGAATTATTTCACGTTGAAAGTTATTTGACACCAAGTATATTTATATCGTCTATTGACGGTAAACACTATGTGGTTCCTAATTGGATGGAAGTACCTGTTGGTACAAAGCTTGACCAAATAGTACATATAAAATTATTTCCTAAAGTAGAACAATGGGATATTGTAGGACAACTAAAAGCTAAGCGTGGTAATGCCATGTATAATATATTACGCTCAGGTAATAAAGTTAAATGTTCTTGTTCTAAGCAAAGGGGCTGTGCACATATCAAAGATTACTTCGATAGCCTAGGAATTAAAATTCTAACAAAATAAACTACTTATTCAGTAGTCTTTCCATTAAATTCTTCATGACTTTCTTCTGCGTCTTTTTTAGTAACGTGTATTGTTCCATCTTTATGATGCGGTGGGGCGTATATTGTATATGCCTTTAGAGTTCCTCTTCCAGTGTTGATAATATTATGTTTAGCACCAGCAGGTATAATAACACAATCACCAGCCTTAACATCATATTCATGTTCGTTGATTATGCACTTACCATGACCCATTTCAAATCTAAAAAATTGATCATTATCATGATGAGTTTCCTCACCAATTTCTTCTTCTTCACCAAGACACATAAGCACCAATTGCATATGTTTACTTGTATATAATGTCTTTCTAAAATCATTATT